TAGGCGGTATGTTTAGTGGTCATGGTAATGGCTCATTTAGAGGTAAATGTTATGAATCATTTGTAGCTTCTCTGGTCGGAGAGCAAGATGGTTTTTGGCACCTTGACGAAGATGAGACTATACCGTCTGACGAATTAGAACGGTATGCCGATGTTCTAGATGAATACATAGAACAGAATCTATCAGAGCTTCCTGATGATGAAAAAGTGGAGTGGCAAAAGTTCTATGCTGGTCATCCAGACGGTGGACCTATCTATGAATATAGAGTAAAAGAGATAAAAGACTTAGCCCTTATGTTTAGAGTCGCTGCAGAACATAAGTGCGTTATGGAAGCTTGGTGGTAGTGCTTTACTTTGCTAAGTGTGTAAGGTAAAATGGTTTTATATTTAAGGTTGATGGGTTGTGCACAGAAGCAGGAGAAATAGCCCCCTGCACTACCTTAGATGTAATAGTGTGGCTAGTTATAAAACCTAGATTCGATTCGGGGACACTAGCCACCGCCACTAGAAAGGAGAATATATATGGCGATATTAAATTATGTAGGTTCATTGAGATATGACACTAAAGGGAAGAAACGAAAAACTAAAAGTCTTAGACAAGCTAGGAAGACGAAGACCAATGCTTCGACTACCCAAGCTGTTCAGTCGGTATATAAAAAGTATGAGCAGCAGGAAAAAGCTAAACAAGACTTCTTCGATAGAATGCGTAACGCAGTGGGCGATACTACAAGAAAAGCAGACGATAGGTATAAACAAGAAATCAGTTCAGATTACTCGATTGGTGTTGCTTATAATAAAGGAGCATACCAAGTTATACCACGTTCCGATATTAAACACATAGGTCGAAAGTAGGAGGTACTATGGCACTTAATTGGGATTTAAATAAAGTAAAAGATTGTGACGAAACTTGTTACATAAAAGTAGGTAAAGAGGGGCAACAAAACTATCAACTTGCTCCAGAAACTAATCATTTAATATGGCTTACGATGACAGTAGGTATCAATAAAATTACCGAAAGTAATTGGAAAGATTTTTATGTACGAGTTATCCATGCTCAGAGAGCTAGAGGTAATGAAAGATACGGCATAACTGCACAAGATGTATATAACCATATCGGATTATGTACGAATGCTCAAACTAAAACTAAACGACAGTTTTTAGATAATATCTTCAATGTATTAGAAATAAATACGAAGAAGTATGAAATATCTGAGGTAAAACATACCTGATGAATTCGAAAAAAGCGAAAGTATTAAGAAAAAGTTTAAGGGCTGGAGGGGTAGACCCTACTCAACGCGAGTACGTCCAAAAGAAGATTGGTGAGGAGCTCCAGCCCACGATTTATTTGAAACAAGGTTGCGGTAGATTTATTTATAAAAATGCCAAAACTATCTATAAAAATGGCGGTATCGGTTAGTGCTTTACTTTCTAAAAATCCGCCTTTACTATATAAATATGTATTTAAAACAAAACAAGACTATTTCAGACAGGGTTTTTGTTTTTTTGTTTTGTCCCTGTCGACGAGGGGAGGTTGTTGTTTAAGGACTTCCCCTCACCAATACTAGAAAGGAGAAAGTATGGAAAATAAAAATACAGAAATGATAGGTAAACTCTTAGACGTTTGTAAAAAACTAAAAGAGACTATCGAAAGTCAATCTTCTGTCATCTTTAAACTACATAAACAAGTGCAGTTACAAGACGACAGAATTAAAGACCTTGAGTTTGCGTTGACGGGTAATCCTGATAAATATCAGAGCGTATCTAACGATAACGAAGATTACTTCGCACAACCTAAGGAGAGCTGATATGTTGATATTCGATAATCTATCAGATATAAATGCTATTTACGGCATTTTATCGAAAGTAGGTGAGGAGTGTAATTACTATTGGCGAAATAGTGATGAAGTTGACCATGAGAAATCTGAATTCACTGCTCTTAAAGAGTTGGAAGAATATTTAATTGCACATCGCTTTATAGATAGTGGCTATGATTTAGTTAAACTGACTTATCATCTCAAAGACCTATATCCAACAACACCCGTTGCTGAAGAAAACAATAGGCAATACCATGAAGTTTTAAATAGACTTGATGAAAGTACCCAAAGAAGTCTTCTATGGGATATTCATAAAATGGAAAAAGATATTGGTGAGAAATTAGATAAGTCCACTAAATTCAACATGGCTTTAGATAAACTTCTAGAGGAACGATTAGTAGAGCGTGATTATGAAGATTAACGAGAAGTTATATTTTAAAAGACGAGCGGCATTAAAAAGTGCCGCGACTCGTGCGAGGGGGTTAGATTTCCGATTAATATGGGTTCGGAAACTAACAGAACTAGATAGTTTATATAAAAAACAACAAAGGCAAAAAAATGTACAAACTAAATAAAGAGAAAAAATGTATCAAGATAGGTATAGCAATCTATGATGAGCAAGGAGATAAGTTTCTAACTCAACATAGCCACCTAGCCCTATCAGATAAAACGATAAACAAAATATATAAGGAGATTCAGGATGGCAAGAAAGTCTAAACAATTCAATGAGTTACGAGCGTTACGACGAACTATTCGTAAGAAAACTTCGATAGGTAAACGAAACCTAGCGACCAGTACAATGAATAAACATAAACGTAGGAGATTGGGTCTATGACAATTTACATAGTTTGGTATAACGATAGTTATGGTAATAGAGATTTAGTCGCTATTACAAATGAACCTATGAAATGGCTAAAGGAAAATAATGAACAAAGAGTTAATGACGGGGAAGAACCCGAAGACATTGATGACTTTGAAATTGAAGCATATGGAGCGTATATCTATGACTAATAAATATGATGATTGGTTTAGACGAGCCCCTAAACACCCTGACTTAAAAGCAGGATATATTTTAGATATATGGGCTGAACTAGGATATGAACAATCTATATCAGAAAAAGGTAATCACGAACGTAGTAATTTCGAAGATGAACTCTACGATAGATTTGGTCTAGAGTGCGAGAACTGGGGCGAAAGGATTTTAAGAGAACGAGACGGCTACCAAAAAGTGATAAACGAGATAGCGGCAGCAATAGAAAATGTATGAAAGCGTTCTACTATTCCTTATACTGCTTTACTTTGTGTATTTTGGTAGGTAAAATGGTTTTATATTTATTAATTAAAGGAGAATTATCAGATGTCAAAACAATACAGTAGCTTTGCCATTTGGCTAACTCACCCGAACGGTAGAAAACAACTAGTTTGGGAGAAAACAGTCGAGGGTGATACTTTACTAGATAAAGATATGGATAGGTGTGTCGAGCAACTTACAGACGCAGGTCATAACGTTGTCGGCAAAAGAGTAATCTTCGGTTCTGAGGGCTTATATCATAATTTAGATGATAGGCTCGGCAAACCGAAACAAGTTTCAATGGAGGATATATATGAGGGATGAAGACTCATTTATGTCTGTCTATAGAGAATTTGTAAAGCCAGACGAAGGATTCTTTTGTACTTACGAAAAAGAATTTTGTGATGATGGAGAAATTAAATATTTTATCGATTGGGATATTAGCGACACTATAGACGAAGTAGCTAAACAACAACTTAAAGATACTTTGCAAATAGACGAGGATAATTATTTTACTATGGACACTGAGCATAGTTTCTGTACTTCTGACGAAGAAGAAGCTAACGAATTTTACAGTGATTTAATTAAAATAATTAATGACCAATTAGAAAGATGGAGCACAGATGAAAGATAAAAACGATTTGTACGTACTTTATATACGATTTAACGAAGAAGCTAACGGTACAGACGGTGAGACTAAACGAATGGCTAAGTTTGTGACACTAGACCAAGCCGCAGAAATTGTCGAGCATTACGTAGAGCTATGGCGATTAGTTATGGACTCGCCTGTCGAAAACCAGACTAAAGCAACTATCGATTATTACGGTGCAGATATATGGACTGAGGACGATATATTACTCGGCTACGAAAGTGGTACTATTTATGCTCGACCCGTGTTCGACACCGAGAGACCTACGATGTATTACAAAGGTGAAGACTATCATACTGATACTGTCTGGGCACCTGTGGATTGGGACGAATAATGGAACTTATAGTTTGGGAAAAAGGAGTACAAGATATTAAGTATCTTTGCGATAGGTGTAAGAAACAAGTTTCAGAAGATGACGGTTTATGGCAAGTACGCGAAGGTTCGTATTGCCGAACGTGTTTTGGAATAAAAAGGAGAAGACCAAATGGCTAATATAAAATGTGACGAGTGCGGGAAACCCGCGATAGTTAAAGAAGACGGACTATTTCTTTGCGGTCTGTGTTCCGCTATCATAGCTAGAAATACTGATAAACTATTGAACAATGAGTGTACCAGTGAGATATAAATACGAGAAAGATATCGAGTATGGTTACGATAGAACAGGAGCGTTAGTACAAATACATATTATTACTAACGAAGACGATAGGAGAAAAAGACAAATACAATTATTAAAGGAGGGGTCGTTAGACCTGAGTACATGAATTTACGAGGCGGGTGCATATCCTTCCAAAAAAGCGATAATTCTCCCTATAGCACTCGCCTCACCAATGGAGAGAAAAATGACTGATATGAATAAACTACTAGAAGCTGATACTATCGAAGTATTTATGGCAGACCATTATGACGAAACTTTGATAGGTATCATTACCGATAAATTTAAAACTACTGAAGCATTGACTGAAGAAGTCGAGCGTATCGTAGATGACTATATGTATGACGAAGACGGCAACCTTGTCAATGGTGAGGGCGGATTTCCGATTATTAAAACAGATAATATAAAACTTATAGACCTTGGGAGTGGCTATGAACTTTGTACTCGATTACCTTCGATTAGAGGATAAAAGACCCGAAAACATTCGATTTCCTTACGAATGTGAGTGGTGCGGTGATAACTATGGCGGACGAAAAAGAAAGTATTGTTCAGCAAAATGTAGAGAAGAAGAACATATACATCTACTAAGAGAACGTACTCGCCAAAGAGCTATAAAACGACAACAAAAAAGATTAGCCCTAGAAAAAGAAAAACGCGATAAACGAATGGCTGCTCTAGAGAAAGAAATGGAGCGTCTACTCGCTAACGAGTTTTATTGTCTACAATGTGATAAAAAACTAGAAGGTTCTAAACGAAAGTTTTGCGATAATAAATGTGATACTCTATATAGAAATGCATTAATTAAAAACCAGACTTCTAAAAATGATGTAAAAGACGAAGGTAGCAAACTAGTCTACATCGACCCAAAAGAATATGGTCATTGTAATCTAGGAGTTATAGAGCCAAGTAATCCATTTGTAGTCTACGATTTAAATGATGGTCTACCTCAAGAAGATATATACGCATTGAAAACTTCGATGAGGCAAGGTATAGAAGACGCTAAAAGGATAGAAGCTCGACGTCTGCGAAAATCGCGTGTAAAATCGTAGTATCGTAAGTTCGCGGTATCTACTACTGCTTTACTTTCGCTTTGTTCGTACTTTATACTTTAGTAATAATAATAAATATAAGGAGAATTATTATGAAAGAAACAAACTTAACAAATTATAAAGTTATAGACGGGGTCGAATGTGTTGGAACGTTCGATAGAAATGAAACTATCAGTATTGGATATCAAGACCCAATAGGTGACGGAATGGAAGATTTCTTCCATATATCTGACGACGGGGTGACTTGTTGGCAGTCATTGATAGACCACATAAGGGAGACTTTACCTTGTGGATTTACTTTAGATACAATCGAGGTGGGCTAATGGCTGATACGAGAACTACAGAAGAAATGTACGAGTATGTACGAACAGAGCTTGATAAACATCGAGTAGACGAGTGGCACTCAGTGTATCCATTATCAGAAGATGGATTTTGTTTACTAGACGACATAGCAGAGGCAGGTCATCCATCGATTCCCTCTGGAGTTAATGGATTAACATTACGTGATACGATGTCGATAGAACCGAAAAGTGGAATGACTACTGTAGCTCACTCGATACTGTACGAAGACGTAGATTATATCTACAATATATTGAGTGTATATGCAGGAGACCTACATGGAGGTCAAATGGCTATGATTACGAGACACGACAAGGAGGGAAATAATGGCGACTAAAATATATAAGACAGGAATGATTCACCCTGAAATATTTGAACCAAACGACCCCGAAAAACTAAGAGTAGAAAGTGTGATTAATAGCATTACGAGTCACTTGACGGACTCGGATATGATAGGTTACCACTTCGACGAGTATGAGGGACACGATGAGAAACACTATGAGGAGCTGATGTCTGATTTACCGAAAGACGCCAAATGGCACACTATCTACGATAGTTGTTATTTTCCTGTCTTCGACGGTGATTCGTATAGTGTTATCGAAGTGGCTTACTCTACAAATCGAGATTTCTACTACTTAGCTCTATCTTTGGGTGGTTCTTTGGGTAGTAGTGCTCTTACTGAGTATTTCAAAATTCCTATAAATGGTAAATGGGCTTTTTCGGCTTAATCTAAGATTAGTACCAACATTCGAAGCTCCGACTATCCCCCCTGTCGGAGCTTCTCTTTATGCGGTAATCCCCTCGCGGCTCGGGTTTTCGGTTACTTTCCGCTTAATCCACTTTATAATATATATTAAGGTTTAGGAATTAACCTAGACCCGTAAACGAAAATTGGAGAATTATCGTGAAAGAAACAAAAATAAACCAAAATACTAAACTATTAGGAGACATAGAGCTGTACATTACTAAGAGTTTAGGATTAGTTAAGGAGTTAGAGAAATCTAACGAATTTGTAAATTACTGGCTCTGTTGTTATGACTCTGAGCGTTTCGAAGCTGTGGACCTGTTCCATCCTATCGTTCATGATAGGTCGCTTCGCTTCGAGCCGTCCGACCTGTATAATAATAACTATCGTCGTGGTGGTAAGTTTTGCTATGAGTGGTCGTCTGCGTCCGACTCCCGTAATAGTAAAAAAATAAATGTACCTAGTCAATTTAATGCTGGTCCTATCCAGTTATGTTTGGGTCATCATGATACTGATTCTAGTAATGTTCTGTTTATACCTACTGAGTGTCTAATGTCTGCTCATAATCGTGGGCTGTATGAAATTCTAAAGGAATTGTCTCCTAAGGATTCTTTTCCTTCTAAGTTTTATAATGACTCTCTAAGTCTTGCGTATAATCGTATGCGTTCGGAAGTTAGTCATGCGGTCGTAAAGTATCACGTCAATCAGGATGGTGACTGTAATATTTCGGTCCGTTGGTACTCTGACTATAAGTATAGGTATAGTGGGGATTTCTACTCTTTGGACTCTATCTTCGACCATCTATGGGAGGGTCTTGACGTCTATCCGTACGGCTACTAAATAATATCTCTACTAAATACCCTCGTTCCGCTGTCCGTGGTTCGGGGGTATTATTTTATTCGTATTAGTGTTTTTAAAAATAAAATTTTTTATTCGAAAAAATGTTAAAAACTACTAATATCTCTAATATTCTAATAGAATCGAGCTAGAGCACAGTATTTTATTGGATTTCTTGATTTAGCAAAACTAATAGATTTTCTATTAGTTATTAGAAACTAATGGTAAGATTTACCAGAGGGCATGAGAATTTGTTTTTATTTGATAATAAAATCTAATAGAATAATAACACTACTGGAGCGAGGTATTATATGAAACAACTGACTTACACACCGTTACAACCTACAGAAGACGGTAAAGGTTTCATCGATGAGAAGGGTAAGATTTGGCAACCATTAAATTCTAAACAAAAGAAGTTTTGTAGGGAATACTTCAAAGGGCAAACAGCAACGGAAGCCGCGATAAAAGCAGGATATACAAAGGATAGGAAGGGGGCTAAGACTCAAGGCAGTGTACTACTGAATCATAACCCACTCGTAAAGAATTATCTCATTGACTTGGAAATAGCAGCCGCGGAACGCGACCAGATTTCCTTAGAGAATCATCTCGGCACTCTACACGACCTCAGGGAAGAAGCCAAGGACCAAGGACAGATATCCGCTGCCATCACAGCAGAGGTACATCGAGGCAAAGCGGGTGGACTCTACATCGATAGACGCGAGGTATTGACTGCAAAGATTGATTTGATGTCCAAAGATGATATACTCACTCGACTCGAACAATTAATAGAGAAACGTACAGGCGGTCGAATCATCGAAAATGAATCTTAGTCTACTCTATCGCTCTACTCTATCCATCGGTCCGTCAATCCATTTACACTAACACATCTACGAGTCCTAGAATCCTAGAATCCTGGATTCTTAGATTTTACAAGGGACTAATCCAGGAGTCATTTTAGTGCTTTACTTTCTTTGTAATCCAGGCAATAATATACCTAAGTAGTAAATGGGTTTACTACTATTAACTAAAACGAAAAAGGTGATTAAATTGGAAACAATAGATAAAAACTTTAAAGCAGGTGCCCAAAAGGGTTCGACTAACTATAACCAAAAAGTGATTTTGGTAGCTACTCCGAAAGGAAAATTCCCGCCCCAAGCAGGGAAAATAATCGAGGCTTTACTAGCCGCTAAGGATTATACTTTGACTGTGGGCGAATTAGTCGGAGTCGACGGTAGTAAAGAGTCTGCCTTAGAAAAAGTTGGATTGGAAACAGTCCAGACTCCTATGGATATTTGGAGTCATTATAAACCTAGATTACTAAAAGAAAATCTAGTTAAACTCGGTTAATCTTTAATCGTCTTAAAAGGGTGGCTTCGGCTGCCCTTTTTTGTGCTCTACTCTAGTCCAGTCTACTCTACTCTATCCGTCGCTCTACTCTACTCTACATTTACACTTACTCTACACATACATTAACATTTCCACAGAATCCCAGGAATCCAGGAATCCAAGAAAATCCAGGAAAATCCAGGAAAATCTTAGAAAATCATAGGAAAATATATAACTGTTTATTATATTAACTAACTATTTATATAGCTAAATAATTAGTTAAATAGTTATTTAGGTATTTACATACATATATATTTTTGCTTTAATTACATTATGGAAAACAAAACAAAAGGAACTGCTACTCCTACAAATGTAGCAAAAAGAGGGGTTAGCAAATATGCTAACAGAGTTAAAACTGGTAAAAGTGCTATCAATCCTAAAGCAACATTATCTCTTAATGATAGTGCTTTAGATAAGGTATTTGATAAATTACCTGCTCAGCTACAACATATAATAGATATATGTTCTAGCTATGGTGGCGTTGCTACTATTGAACAAATAAATAATGCTTGGGTTGATGAGCGTATGAACGCTAATGAACAATACACTCAAGATGTATTTACTGTTCTAGGTCATTACAGAAATACAGGTATTAAAAGGTTAGATAATAAAACTATCTTTCAGCTTGAACTTGTAAAACTTAACTAATTAATTAACTAACTTAAAAGGGCTAGTGTTGAGGTACTAGCCCTTTTTTTATATCTATTTTATATAACTAAAAAGTATATACCCCCCTATTGACTAGCGGGGGTCCTGCCCTCCGCCACACCTTAGATACGCACCCTTAATTAGAAGTAGTTTACAAATAAGTCCCTATGAAAAAAATTTTGCGAAAAAATTTTTGCAGATTATACTTTCGGCATGGGTTTTAAGATGAGCTTAATTTTAGGAGTCCTATTGGTAGCTACTGTGGCGGGGTCAGCAGGGTATATAAAATACTTACATGAACAACTTGCTATTGCCTTAGGTAATCAGATAGTATTAGAATCTAAAATAGAGGAGCAAAACGAATCCATAGATAGATATATAGAAAATCAAAAAATTACGCAAACTAAAATAAATATGTTAGAACGAGAAAAAGCAGAGGCAGGAAAAGAAGTAAAACGTTTACGTAAAATTTTTAGTGAGCATGACTTAGGTAATTTAGCTTTAAATAAACCGAAGTTAATAGAAAACATAATTAATAAAGGAACTAAAGCAGCTATGGACAAATTAGTCAATCTCTCCTCACCAAAGTATGAAAATACTGATAATCTCCTTGACTAGTTTGTTTGTCTTCGGAGGCTGTACACTGCTTCCGAAGACCCCAGTAGAAGTAAAAACTATTGCTAAACCTGCACCTTTGTATCATCCTCCGTTACCCCCTGAAATAGAAATACTACCTATAAACTGGAAAGTCATGACACCAGAACTTATGGAAGAATATTTAGAACTTTTTAAAAAAGGCGAAGCTCCTGCTGTTCCGTATTATTCTTTAACGACTCAGCAGTATGAGAACTTGTCGTCTAACGTCGCGGACATTACCAGATACATTGAGAATATTTTAAGTATAATAAAATATTACAGGAGTTTAGATGAGGAAAAGCAAAAAGACGGAGGAGCCGAGTAATCAATATTTAGAAGTTATTAATAATAAATATTGTTATTTTGGACCTGATTACAAATTTACCCTTACAGATGAGAAATACCATAACTATGCAACGTTAGTTATAAATCCTTCTCATATAAAAATTGTTAAAAACGAAACTAGCAAAAGTAACCAAGAGTTAAAAGAACAAATAGTTAATGATTGGTTTATAGAAGAAAACGAAAGTACTAGAGATAGGAATAATCGTAAAGCTAGAGAAAAAAGGAATGGCAACTAAAACTTACATACACGTAAACCAACATAAAATAAGAGCTAATAAAAAACATGGTACAAATGAACCAGTTATT